GTACAGAGTATATTCTTCGGCAACGTAATCTGCGATTGGATTGTCAGGTTGTAACGAAACGCTGTAACCTGATGTTATGTTAACATCAGACAGCAATGTTGCACTTGGTCCAGTCTGAAAGACTGTAGGTTGTGACGCAGAAGATCGAACACCAAACCAGAATGCTCGCGGAACATCTGCAGTATTATTAATAAAGGTTGAAATGGATTTCGTATGGTGACCCAGTTCAACTACGTCCGAAGCAAAATCAAAATCTGAGACAACGTCCGGACGTTCTGGCGCCACAGTAGTGTCGACTGTCCAAGCATAGAAACTTGGGTATGTAAACGAAGGATTAAACTCATCGAGCATTATATCTTTACTCGCCGAGTACTCTTCGCCCGTGACTGTCGCTGGTCTCTGGAATATCGTTTCTACAAATAAGTTTCTATCCGAATCGTTATCCTTATGAAGTCCAACGTCAAACGTCATGGTACCGCTTCCGTTTGTATTAGAAACAAATCCACCCGTCGGTATGACTACAGTTGTGTAATTATCGGGATTGGATATGCCACTAATCGAAACAGAATAATCTAAGGTTGTATAATATTGAAGGAAATTCTTACCGCTCAACGGATTAATTGACGCCAGCATATTAGCGTTACGCCAATTGAATTTAACTCTTGGTAGATTCTCTTGCCACAAGTTTCCGTTATCTTCTTCGAATACAACTGTCGCTTCTGCCGACCCGCCGGATAATGTCGTAGAAACAGAATATATGTTTGCTGAATCATCAGTTGTAAATGTTTGAGACCAATCGACTCCACCATCAGGCAAAGCACTCGGAGATCCTTCAACAAAATCACGCAGAGTAGAATGAAACCCAGCAGATGCGTTGATTAAACTATGCGCCGAAGAAATATATTTGCTGGGGAAATCATCAGGATTCGACACCGATATCGTAAAGTTTGTTGCGGGTTCGTCCCACATCAGCATCTCTGTTGCTCCAGAAAACGACGGCGAGAATGTTGCCAGTTCAACTTCTAATTGATCCCCTACGAATCGAACAGCACGAATAGGATGACCACTAGAGTCTTCGTGGAATATTGACGTTGTTCTAAATTGATTCTGTTCGCCGCTCGAGATCCAACCGAAATAGGGATGCTCTTCGGTAATATTTAAACCGTGATCACCAGCATGAAACCCAAGTTCAATTAATTTATCAACAACCGCCGAATCATTCTTGTCATCAAATACGCTTGTCGGAACCTGAATATCATCCAAGAACCCAAGGGCGAGTATTTTGTTTGCTGCTTGTGAGTCTGTGAGGTTGTGAAAAATATTTGCCGGATGAGGTTGTTCTGCAACGCTGTCAAGGAATCCAAGAGCAAGTATCTTTGAGAGAACTTCTGAGTCAGACTTTCCGTCAAAAATACTTGATGAATGTTGGTGCGATCCGTTTTGAAACCCTAGATTGACAAGTTTATCGGAAAGTTCCGCATCGGTCATTCCGGAAACATTGTTCCCGCCTAATGTAACTCCGAGACGCGCGACCGCATCGCTTAATGTTTCAACCTTAAACTTTCTTTTCTGTTCATCAAAGATTAAGATAGATCCATCAGGAACCTCTTGCTCTTTGATTGATTTGTATTCCACATCACGATTATCGAGAAGTTGGAATGAACCGCCACCAGCACCGCCCCCACCAATACCGTTTGATATTGTGGTTAGACGCTGAGTGATTCGTTGACTTGCTTCTTTCTCGAAATCAGAGAATCGTTTGGTTAAGTCTTGCGATAGGGATAAAAATTTGGGTTCATAGTCCGGTGCCGCTTCACCGCGCTCACCCTGAAGACCTATCGGACCCGAAGGTCCCATTGGTCCAACTTCACCCCTTGGACCCTGTTCGCCTTGTAAACCTTGTAGACCCTGAAGACCTTGGTCTCCCTTTTCTCCCTTGAGTCCTGGGAAACCGCGTTCACCTTGAGGTCCGGCAGGACCGATTGGACCAGTGTCTCCCCGCTCTCCCTGCTCGCCGGAAACAAAGTTCTCGACGATCTGACCGCCCTTGACGACGACCTTTTCGCCCTTGATACCACGGTCGCCCTTATAACCCTTTTCTCCGCGCTCTCCCTGTTCGCCACGCGCACCCTGTGGACCACGAGGACCGCGAAGTCCTTCGGCAACTAATTTCGAAACCGTTTCTTCTAGTTTCGAATCTATTTCTTCTTTAAGTCGTTTTTCTTGCTTTTTTAATTCTTCAGTTGTATAAGCAATGTTAAAAGCATAAACGACCTCTGGGTCTAGCTTTGACATGGACTATTATCGCTCTTCGTCGTCTACCAATTTATTCATATACCGATTCATTGATTCCATCAACTCTTCTTGTTGAGTCGGTATATAACGGTCGCCTTCAATTAAGTCGACTTCCTGTTCGTAACAGTCTTGAGCGTTGTCCGAGTTCCCATCTTTATATAAAAAATGCTCTTCTTGTTGTTTAGGTGTTTGTTGTTGCTTTGGTTCTTGTTGCTGTTCAGGTTCTTCTTGACCTTCTGGCGGTTCTTCGCTTGAGATCTCTTTCTCCATATCTTTGATGTCATCATCAGAGAAACGGAGAACACTTCGTTGAACCCATTCTTTCGAGAAGTATTCTCCAACGTACTGTGACACCTGATCAAGCAATGCCATACGCTCTCGGAGAACTTCTGATTCTTTCAGCTCAGTGAAGTGATTATCTTTCACATAGTCTATGTAGATATCGTCTTTCCAACCTTCCCAGTCTTGCTCGGTAATAATACCTTTAAGCAATAACTGCTTGCGGAGAATCCCTAGGAACATCCAAGAGAAACGACGACGGAGTCGATCAATAAACTTCTGGAACTTAACTTCATCCCTAGAAATCTCAGAAGAACGACCCAGAGAAAACTGCGCCTCTTGCTCCAGACGATTAACCGGAACGTTGAGTGAACGATATAATCTCTTTTGAAAATAAATGATATCATCAATCTGACCAAGGTTCTCGCCACCAGGAAGCGTGGTGATCTCAGTGCCGCGACCATTCTCGCGTCGTGGTAACCAGAAGTCTTCAAGCATTGACATATGCTTTCGGTCGTCTTTGATCTGACCTGTATTTGCATCGTAGACCAACTTATTACGATACTTCGCCATGATATCTTTCATGTACTGGTCTGCTTTACCGCGTGGTAAGTTGCCCACGTCGATATAAAAGATACGTCTCTCGGGTGCTCGCGCGAGGCGATAGATAACCAGAGAGTCTTCCATCATGCGCAACTGATTAATTGGTTTGAGTGCTTTGTGAAGGTGAGAAAGAACCTTCTTTCTCGACTCGTCCAATACGCCAGAGGTCACATAACTAATCGCGTCAGTAGAGATACGAACCGCACTCGAAGTTGCTGGAGCAGCAGTCGCCTTTGACGTTCCTGGTTTCTCTTCATAAACGTAGTATTCATCAACCCTATCGACAATCTTCACGTTTGTCCTTGGGTCTTTTTTGTACTTAACTTCTTTGACCTTGCGAATCTTCGAAGAATCCATATGACGGATTTCTTGAATACCTGCTTTTAGGTTAGATTCGTTTACAAGCAAGTGATGTACGATACGTCCATCGACATACCACCCGCGAAAGATATCGTGAGACAGTTCATTGAAGTCTAGCATGCCGACAACACCGTCAAATTCTTCACGAATCTGTTCTTTAATTTTGTCAGGTGCTTCTACGTCGTCCAGCGACAACTCAACCGAAGAAGATAACTCCGAGGCGGATATCGCTTCATTTACGATCTCCTCGATTGCCATATCAACTTCAGGGTGTTGTGAAACGCCGCGATAGCGCATAATCAACTGATGATTATCTTTCGCTTGATCGCCTTCGATATTAACGTATTGACCGTAATAACCCGCACCACTGGTTATGTACCCAGCGCCATCCGGATCAGTTGGGGGGACTGGAGAAGGAAGGACTCTTCTATCTCCCGATTTACCTTGCGATCTTCGGACTTCGAATCCAAAGAGTTTGAATATATTGTTCTGCTCGTCTGCCATTATTCTTTCCCAAAAATATAGTTCCTAAACGAAAACGCTCTATGGACTACACCTCTGGTAGAATCTGAGCGTTCTAAAATAATTTTATAACACAATTACATAAATCTTTTTCACACTTTTCACTTGCCGCTCAGGCTTCCCATTCAATATATTCAGTAAAAATGGTGGGGGGTTTCGCCCCCACCTCATATAGTTTTAACTTGTCGTATTACTCTCCCAATACTGGTACGAGAAGGTGACGTCAAACGTCTCGATTTCGCCCCGTGTATCATAACTTAACTGAATTGGACTCAGCACAGTAGGAAATGCTCCACGAATATTTATACGCTTAATAACTGACTCGTCACGGTCTAACTGATCAACGATCAAGTCTGTCTGATATTCAACAGGATTGACCAAACCAGTGTTTGCTTGGTGACCATTAATGCCGTTCATCCAACGCTCCATCGGATCACGAACACCGAAGTCGGTGTCGTTAATGATTGATACTGTCCAATCTTCGAAGGTTCGCTCAGATGCAACTTTCAGTTCGCGACCGCGAAAGTTGACAGGGAACGAACCGACCGTTGACTGAGGCAGCTGCGCTGTTTTACAGAGAAACGATGTAAGTTCTACATCGCCGCCAGCATATGCAGGGTAGTTCAGTGTAACCTTGAATAGATTAGCACGAGCACCACCGCCACGCAGTTTTGACTTAAAGTCATCTACACCCAAAATTGCCATTACTATTCTCCTTATACAATTCCAACAACTTCTTCGAAGTCTACGCCAGTTCTAACTGCTACAAAGTTCAATGTAACATAGTTGATAGAACGCGCAGGTTTTACGAAGATAGATGCGACGAATGAATTGTTATCAATAACATCAGCAGTGTTGTTTGTTTCATCACAAACTACACGGAAATCGCTGATACCACGACGACCCTTGATTTCACGCAGGAATGGTTCTACAATGTTAACAAACTCAGCACGAGTAAACTCGTCGTTGAATTCGAACATAACACCTTGCGCTGCTTGCTTGATAGCACGCTCCATCACTAGGAACAAACGACGAACGTTGATTCGATCGAATGCTGATGGACGACCCAACTTAGTCTTATCTCCGTAAAGCAGGATACCCTGACCAGGAAGGTTGACGATTGGGTTAACAGATGCTTTGTAGAGCGTATCGCGCTGTGACTTTGTTGCGCTGTATGCCAATGAAGTCACACCAAGGTATTGACCACGACGCGAACCTGCAGGCGAGAACCATGGTGCAGAAGTGAAGTCAGTCGATGCCATCAGACCTGCAGTTGAAGATGCTGCTGGAATAAACACATACTCATCATTGTACTTGTCATAAACTTTCAAGAAGTTATTGTCGAGTACAAGGTATGATGAAGCAGATTGTGCATCAGCGAACGTCTTAACATTACTGACAACTGTTGCTGGATTATTAATACCAACAACTGCATCGCGGTTTGGCGATGCAACAACAACGCAATCTTTGCGTGCCGTCGCAGTAGAAACCAGATCAGTGATGATTGTTGTTTGGTCTACTTGACTTGCCATTTGAGGCGCGATCAAAAAGTCAATCTGAATAGTATCATCGTCTTCATACTGATCGAATGCTGTCAGGTAATCTCCAACAGACTTAGAAGCGCGGTTTCCGCTTGTCAAAGAATAGTCAACTACGTCTACGCCAGCAGCACTGTCCCAAGATGAAACTGGTGCTGTATTGAAATCAATTGCTCCGCCCCATACATATGCAGAGCGGTCGTTTAATGCATCAAGGGCATAGTTTGATGAACCGTCAGAAGTTTTAGCATCTGATACTAAAGAGACGAATGGGAATGTTTCTAGAACAGTACCTTTCGATCCAGTCAATACGCCATCTTCGTCGACAACAACCATATGCACTTCATCGCCTGTAGCAGACGAACGAGAAGAAACATAATCGGAAGTTGACGGCGCGGCATCGAAACTTGAGACATATGCCCAATTTTCAAACGCTGAATCTACTGCCGGACAAATAGAAACCTTTAACGAGTTTCCAACTGTTCCTGGATATTTCGCAATGATTTTTTCTGAGGTTAGCGTCTGACTATTAAAGTCGTCTAGGTTCTTAACCTGCGTGGTTGTTGATCCTGCCGCAACAGCATTGTAGTCAGAATCTGCTACTGCACGTGTTACAAAGGTATTTGTGGAATATTTGAGGAAGTACGCCGCAGACAAAAAGTCTGTAGAAGTAGCGCCTCCTTCGAGGGAGGGTGCACCAAAATTCGCTGCCAATTCTGCTTCGTTACCGACTAGGATTGGTTGCTCCGCTGGTCCCCAGTTAAAATCTCCGACTAACGCGCCAGTTGATGATGTGACTGCCGGAACTACTCCCGACAGGTCAATCTCTTTGACGACGATGTTAGGAGACTCAGACAATTTGAGTGCCATAATCGTGTCCTTTTTTTCGTTAAGTTATGATAAGATTTCATAATACGTTGTTTTTCTTTCAATCAATGATTATTTATACCTCATCGATTCTTAACGATTTAGTGCTGCTCGAATGGGTCGTAGAGTTGCCACGGTTCATACTTCAACCTTTCTCGCTCTTCCGCCTCGTCAATGGCGTCACTACCATCGTCGATAAACCCGAATGGAACGATATCATCTTCGATCTGTCTCATCTGTTGTTCGAACATCATCTGCTTTAGATTGATGTCTGTCATATCAGCGAACATCTGAGTTGTAATGAAGTACCCGAGCATCACGAGGTTCATCATGAGGTCGTCGTGGTTTCCTTCGCTTGCTTCGTATGACACCCCTTTAGATACAAAGGTAGACACTTCCATGATCGTATCTTCGTCAACAATCTCAATTTTCTTTTCTTCAAGCAGATCTTTAATACCTGAGCAACCGAGACGCTTGACCCTTCGTGTCATCTCAATACCAATAGCATTCGCTTTCACGGCAGACTCTACGTGTACGTTCTCGTACTCCAGATCGTAATACAGACCGTTACAGACGACTGCGCCCTGATCATTCGACTCAATTACGACGTATGCATTGTTGTACGCCTTTGCGATTTTATATATAATATCAGGGAAGAGTATTGGAGAAATAGTGTTGTTCCGATACGCAGCGACCTGACGAAACGGGCGTGTGGCAATGTCGATAACTGTAAAAGTCGAATAGTCCTGTCCTCTTCCTTTCGCTACGTCAACAGTCATGAGATATTCATGATTGGGTTGTGTTTCTTCGTATACGTTGAGGCAACCATTCTCCAATACTTTGATTGGTGGCAGTGCCCTAAGATTCAATAGAGTTTCTGCGCCGATCAAAGTATCCCCCGTTCCGAAAAATGTGTTGTGGGAAGTAAACGATTTATCGTGATTATAAACTTTGCCGTTTTCTACATTCAGCGGGTCATAAAAATATTGCCCCTCGCAAACTTCCCTACGAACAACAACCTTTCCTATGTCATCTCCGGAGAAAATATCTTTGGCAAACTTGACTTGACCGGTAATAACAAATTTATGATTGATTGCGGTGCAAAGTTCAGTGCCGTCTTCGAATACAAAACGAAACCCATAATCATGCCAATAACGATTTACACCATGAAATTTTTGAAATCCAGAAGGTGTTAAGATTTGTATATCGATGGGAGCCTCTCCGTTCTAGTTTTTCCAGACACTATATCTGCAATGCATTTCGCAGTAACATTATAATACTCGCAATATTTTCTGGCGAATGTAGAGTATGGAGTTATCGGTTTCCAACCAGAATTTTTTTTTCTTCTTTCTTCGTTAATCGGTATCAGTTCTTCTTTTATTTTATCTAGTTCTTTTGCAAAAGTATCTCTGATCTCATCAACTTGATTGTCTGTCAATTTTGGCGGTCTTAATCTTTTTCCTGATTTAGATTCTTTTTGTTTTCTAATATATTCTGGGTTTTTGTAATTTTCTTTACTTCTCTTTGACCTTATGTGAAATCCTTCTCTTTTTGCGCGTTTTTTTGCTGACTCAGACATTTTTTTTCTTTGTTCGTCAGAAAACTTATATCCCAATGTTGTGAAGTTAGGCGAGTTGTGCCCATACCCTTTACCAGAAGGAGATTCGTTCAACCCATTATTAAACGTATCAAGGGAATTAATCCAATACTCTTCTCTTCCTTCAATATAGTTTCGGTCGTTAGATTCTTCAAGTATTTGTACATCGAAATCGTCACCTTTAAAACGATTAGACCTTTTGTGATCGCCCATTCGAATCTTGAATCTACGTTGTATGGTAATCCCAACGTATTGCTTTGAGTCTGACTTCCTCTTCAAAAGATAAACCAAGTGTTTCTCTTGTTCTGATACAGTCATAAAAATCGCCTATTCTTATTT